GTGCTTTGTGGCTCATCTTTCAATCCTTTCTATTCTGCTGTAGACGTGATAGCCCGCATTAACTAGTCGCGGAGTCGTATCACCTAAGCAGCACGTTCGACACCTAAGACACGCTCCGCATTCCCGGCCTTCTGGCGTCTCTGTAAAACGATTGAGACACGCAGGGCACGTATCCGCTTCAATCAAACTTCGCAAGGGTGGATGCTCAAGGGCTGGGACTGTCAGGCGTTCGGTTTCAGTTGGGTGGTTCATTGTGTCTCCGTTTGTGGGTTTCAGCATTGCAGGAATACTTATACGCCGCCGCTTTACAGCTTGTCAAGCAGATTCGCACCTTACAGGCTGAAAAGAATCGGTCAAGTTGACGCTTTACAAGTTGGAAAGTTTATGACTATACTTGCGGCTATGACGGAAACCGTATTCACACTGAGCGATGCTGCGAAGATGATCGGTATTTCGCGGCCCACGCTGTATAAGTACCTTGAGCGGCCCGAATACAAGCCGACGATTACGGCGACCTACCCGACTTTGACGCGCTCTCAGATCAACGAGATTAAGCGAGAGCGGAATGGCAAGACCAAGCGGAAAGCAACACGGACTTGAAAGCGTCCGCGCTGTGGAGACGGAGTACCGTCAAGAGCTTCTTGTCTACTATGTACCACGCGGTATTTTTTAACGAGTTAAACATCGGGCCTTTCGTGTAAGAGTTACACGGTAAATCGCTATGTAGTAATTACACTGTTAAGCGAATTGTTTAGTAAACGAGCGAAGTGGTGACCGTGTCAAACATTCTCTTGACAGGTTTGGGCGACGTAAAGGAAAGCGGCGGTCAGGTTGACTGAAACCGTGTAAAAGTTACAAGGGCTGGCTGGGTCAGCCGAGTAGAGGGAGAGATGGCAAACGCGATTTTATCAAAAGAGGTAACGAGCGTTCTGAGCCGCGCAACGGTTATCAATGGCAATACGGTTGTGTTGCCGCCGGGCCAGTTAGATCGCCCGCTGTACGAGCGGGTAAACAAGGCGCTGACTAACGCTGGGGGCAAATGGAATCGCTCGGCTAAGGCGCACATATTCCCGTCCGATGCTCAACCGAAACTGATTGCGATGCTTGGTTCTGGCGTTTCCGTTGACGAAAAGAAGCGCGATCAATCGTTCTTTACGCCGCCCGATCTGGCCTCGCTTGTTGTTGACTATGGCGATGTTCGTGGTTGCGACGTGCTAGAGCCGGAGGCTGGTCGCGGAGCGTTGGTAGCCGCGTGTTTGAAGGCTGGCGCTTCGCGGGTCTACGCCATCGAAAAGAACAAGGAATACGCGCAGGATATTGACGGCGCGGCGGCTATTTATTCTGGTTACGACTTTCTCGAACTCACGGAGCTGTGGGGCGGGCGACTATTCCACAGGATCGTGATGAACCCGCCGTTCACTAAAAACCAAGACATCGCGCACGTAAGTCACGCGCTCAAGTTTCTCGCACCTAACGGCATTCTCGTTTCGCTAATGATGCCGAATCAGACGCGCAAGGGCTTTCAAGAACTCGTCGCCAAGTACGATCCAGAGATTATCGAAGTCGAGCGCGGCGCATTCAAAGAATCAGGAACGGACATAGCAACGATCATTGTGAGAATTCAAACGTGACAATCAGGCCGCAAATCTACCGAACACACGCCGGGCTCCGGCTGATAACACACGCTGTTTGGGCCGGGAATGTATTCGGATGCTACTGCCGATGTTTCTGTCAGGCGATGAAAGCAATTCGAGGGATTGAGAAGGCTGTATTTGGGAGGGTGTTGAGTGACAAATCCTAAACCAATGCGGTTAGTTCGCGGGGAGCAAGAGACGCGGCAAGAGCGGGCGATGCGTGAAATCCGCGAGCGGCAGAAAGACGCGCCGTTTGGAATGAAAACGGTAGACGCTCAGCCGACAAAGAACTACTTGCAAGTTGACGAGATTTTACGCCGCAGCTACCGAGCGGTAGACCCGGTGGAGTGAGAGGGTACGAAACAAAAGTAGCTACTTAAAGGAGAAAAGATCATGCTACGAATAACGAAATCAACAGAGCCGATCACGGTAGAGCAATTAGTTCTCTGCATTTACAGCCCGCCAGGGGTAGGTAAATCGTCGCTCGCGTTTACGGCAGACAAAGCCTTGCTACTGGACTTTGACGGTGGCGCTTATCGTGCAGCGAATCGCGGCGACATCGTTGCGGTCAATTCATGGGCCGACGCTGGGGGTATCACGGCGGAAGATTTGGCGGGCTACAAGACGCTGATTATCGACACGGCGGGCCGGGCGCTTGACTCTCTAACCGCAGACATCATCAAGGGCAATCCGAAGCTCGGACGGAGCGGCGGCGCTCTAACGCTTCAGGGCTATGGTGAACTGAAATCTCGGTTTATCGCCTTCACAAAGCTGGTTCGCTCGTTTGGCTTGGACATCATTCTGCTCGCCCACTCGGATGAACAGAGGGACGGCGACGAATTGATCGAACGGATCGACGTTCAGGGCGGTTCCAAGAATGAGATTTACAAAGCCGCTGACGTTATGGGCCGATTGCGGATCACCAACGGCAAGCGCCTTCTCAATTTCAGTCCGACAGATACGGCCTTTGGCAAGAATCCTGCGGGCTTGGGCGAGTTGGCCGTTCCTTTATTCACAGACGAGCCAGACTTTTTAGCGGGCGTTATCAGCAATATCAAGACCGCGCTCAATCGTCTGACTGCTGACCAGCAAAAGGCTGCGTCCGCGCTCGCTGAGTGGCAAAAGAAGTTCGATGCAACAGAAAACGCCGAAGCCCTCAATGCGCTTATTTCAGACGTTGCAAAGATTGACTCAGGCATCCGTGACAACGTGGGGCGGCTGCTCGTTAAGGTTGGCAAGGCGAAGGGTTGGAAGTGGGACGCGGACGCCAAGCAGTTCCAGGCGAACGGAACAAGCGAAAACAGCGCGTTTAATCCGCTCGCTCAGACCACCAAAGACGGCATTACCAAAAAACAAATCGCGGACGCTGAGAAGTTGGCGGAAGAACTGGACGTGAACCTTGACGACGAAGCGACTCGGCTATTCAAGGTTCCGGTCAAGCTGGACGAGCTTTCAAAAGAAGGCGCATCCCGTTTTATCGCAGACCTGACAGCGCGGGCCGACAGCGCGGGAGGCAACTTCTGATGCGCGTCTCCGTTTCAGACTTGGACACCTATCGGCGTTACAAGCAGACCGAAGACGTGACGCTTGAGCAGTGCCTAGCGCAGTTGCGCAGAGAGACGCCGCCAAGCCCCGCGATGGTTGCCGGACGTGCCCTGCATAGCATTCTGGAACACGCGGCCTATGGAGACGAGGCGGTCACGATTAAAGGCGGCGGGTTTCAATTCAACTTTGCCTGTGATGTCGATCTTGCTGTGCCAATCGTGCGGGAACTGAAAGGCGAGATTCAGATAGACACCCCATCCGGCCCCGTCACGTTGGTTGGGATCGTGGACGCAATGGATACCGCCGTTCACGACTACAAGCTAACCGGGCGTTTTGATGCGGAGCGATTAGTCGATAGCTACCAATGGCGATGCTATCTCTTGATGTTCGGAGCAAATCGGTTTCTTTACCGCGTATTCGTCGGACAGGAACAGAGTGCTGGAACTGGGTTTGACGGTGAGCAGTTTTCAGAATGGACGATCCGCGAATACCACGAACTGCCAGTCTATCGGTATCCAGGCATGGAAGAAGATGTTCGCCGGGAAGTCGCTGAGTTTGCTGCGTTTCGGCAACGCTATGGCCTCTAACAGTTTCGGGTGGGTGTGTTTGCTGAAGTGAACACCTTTAATGGGAGTTGAAGTCTTAGAACGAGAGCCCGCCCGGATTCAACTTTGAAGGAGCGTAATGGACACACCTAAGACCCCACAGAGGGCGCTCATAACCTATCGAGAGCGAAGTTTCGAGGATAAGACGCTGACTTTTAAGCGCGTGATCGATCTGGCGACGGACGGGCCTGATGCTGTGAAAAAGTTCTGGCGCGATCCAGTGTGGCCGTCAACGACAAAGAAGATTGAGATCATGGCCGTTGAGTGGCCGGCGGAATAGT